CCATAGCCGCCACGGTCGGAACCACCGCCATAACCACCACGTTCGCCCATCTCGTCATAACGCTCGTCGTCATCGTCATAATAACGTTCACGTCTTCCCATGCTTTCACCTCCGGAAAGTTCCTCGATGCACTGCATCAGTTTACCACCGTATTTGAGCATCTTTTCAGCATAGTCGGACATTTTCTCGACCTTGCTTTCTGTGATTTCAATTATCTGCATAATTTATTTACTTTTAGGATTGTTACTACCACTTCCCAAAGCCTTGGCAAGCATATCTTTTATATCGGTAAGGGTGTTTTCAACTCCGGAAACTTTCTGTTCAAGGACACCGATTTTCTCTTCCTGTTCTTTTTCTTTCGCCAGTTGTGGATTCAGCTCCCTTAGCATAACATCACAGGAGGAAATGACCTTCTCATGGTAAGGGACACTTTCTATTACTCCTCGGCTTATTCTTAACATAGATTCCACCTCGGCATTCATTGCCTCCCGGCTTTCCGACACTACAACTCCATTCGCACCAAAATTAGCTATTGAAAGATTTGCCGGAAGTTGTTTGAAATCAATAGTTTCCTCACCAACCTTGACCGATACGTCAACAACTGTTTCCATATTTTGGCCGTAAGTCTGCCCTGGAACATACTGTCCGTATTTAGGTTGAGGATTGCTTACTGAAACAACTTGTCCCACTTTCAATTCAGGGTTTTCACCTTTTTGAAGGATATAAAATATATTGGATTGTCTTAGACTTTGAAACATAATTTATTAACTCTTTAAGAAGTGGGATTACTCCCACTCCAGATTTCACTTTGCCTTTACTGCATTTACGCTTGCCGCTGCCGGTTCGCCATTGCTGGCAGCAGCCGGTGTTGAAGCCGTAAATTCCAGAAAACGTATAACGCCTGTGCGCTTATTAAGATAAGCAAGACGTTCCGTAGTGCCTGTAACATCAGTCCCGGTAACAGGATTGTTATTACTGTCCACAACAGGGACCTTCGATGTTCCTGTAGTAACCCCGGCAGTAGCCAGAGTTGTCTGGCCTAGATTAGGAGTTATGACATATACGGGCAAGGCTTCTCCACCGGCAGGAACATCCGCATGAACCTTCAACAGGATTATGCTTTCGCACGGAAGTTCATTGTAGCAGTGAGGATTAATACCATAATCTACGCTTGCATCTGTCAACTGAACAGCGTTCGTTGAAAGTTCGTAGATACCGTTTACATCAACTCTCCTAATTCCCCTTGCGGATCGGTTCATCAAAAAAGGGCTTGGAAGCCAGTAAGGATACATTAAGTTAGGATATAACATAATTACCTCCTTTCTTAGCAACCGCAAGCTCCTAATGTAGATACACCGAAGTTTACAGGAACGGAATAGTTTACCGGAACATAGTTACCGCTGGCCGGACAATAAGGCATCGGGAACGTAGGCGGTTGCGCACATTCAATCTTCGCCAGACGGCTACTCAAATCACTTAACGCAGCACCAAGAGGAGCAGTAGCTTGTGCCACAATCTGCGAAGTCATTGCGGAACTCTTGAACGTGCTGTTTTCTTCACGCAAATGGTCAATCTTGTTCTGCATTTCACGCATTTCAGCCGCACGTTGCCCGGCAAGAATTTGCTGTGTGCTGTCCTTGATGGAGTTTTGCAGATCACAGGTCTGTCTTTGAGTTTCGTATGCAACGGAAGCGAAGCCTCTTTCCTGACCGGTTGCAACACCGTTAATGGCATTCTGCAATGTGTTGGTCTGTTGACAGATTGCCAAGCGGTTTTCGCAACAGCATGATGCAATCTGTTGAGCGATCTGACAGTTACCCTGCTGGATAGCATTAATAATCTGCATTGAACTTTGTCCAACCTGGTTACCAACTTGTTGAACTTGAGACATTACGCCATTGATGGCATTCTGAACCTGACCGATTGAACAATTCAAATTAGTAGCCAGATTGTTAATTGCTTGTCCGTTTCCTTGAATTGCGCTCATAAGTAGCTCCCTTCCTGCATCATTGTTAATTAAGTTAGGGATACCGGCGCCAGCAAATCCACCACCGTTACCACCATCTCCGTTGTTTCCCCATCCGTTGCGTCCGAAAAGTGGGAACAGGAAGAAGAGGAAGATTATCCACATGAACCATGAACCATCACCGCCAAATCCATTGTTGTTTTTTCCTTGCATAGCAACCAATAAGTTTGGATCAATACCTTTCTGTTGCAATAGTGGGGCAAGCATAGCCATCATTCCACTACCGCCACCATTCCCGCCTGATTCCGGGAAAACGTAAGTTTTTGTTTCACTCATATTAATATACAATTTAATACGGTCGACATTAACCGCATCACAAAAGTATATATTAGATTCAGCCTAAGTCAGCACTCATTTTCAAGCGATTTGCGAATATTTTGCAGATATATTGCAATCATTTTGTTTGTATTTTTACGGCTTTCGAAAGTGGATATAAGATAGCGTATACTGGCAGATGTCTTATGAAGTAGAGCGGCTATCTGTTCAGGATATAGACCGTATTCAGTAAGGAAGAATACTACGATAGAGCGGGCATCGACAACCTCGGTCACTTTGCTTGATGAAAGGATTAGTTCAGTAGAAACTTCTGTTTCTTTTCCTACAAGATTCAATATTTCGGCAAAAATCTCTGACTTACACATGGTAATTAATTTTTTTGTTGTACTTTTGCCCTTGCCAATCAGTACATATACCAAAAGAACAAAAGCATACTTCGGAATGTTAAGGATATTATACCCCCTGACACAACCGATGTATGCTTTGGTGTATTAAAGTATTGATTGGCGTCAACTTTAATGTGTCGGGGGTTCTTTTTACTCTGTCCCCCGAAAGAGCTACATTTGTTATGATAACCGGCCTTCTACTTTACCGGGTAAACTTAGTGCTTAGTATTAATTAAAGTATCATTTTGCCCTCCTTTCTTTATAAACCTTTTTCCAACGGAAATTGTTATATAGGTAAAACTTAAACTTTTCATACCGGAAGCGGTCTGTGAAGATAGTTAGTCCGGTAATCACCACATAAATAAGTTATAACTAACTCCGGCTCCTATGTACCAACCACCCGGATAACTATATCCTGCCTGTAAACCTAATCCCCAGCGTTTCTTTTTCGAAGTAACAGTATGATAAATATCATTCGTCACATTCTGATAAACGGTTCTTGGGAATATCTGCAAACTATCCAGTCTCGGACGGTAGCCAGACACCCATGCACGGTAAAGGCTATCCTCATAGTAAGCCTGTTCACGCCCGACTACCGTATCACCTATGTGCATGGTGTCTTTTAGTTGAATGAAGAGCAAGGGAGCCATAGGCGGAGATATGGTTAAGGAGCAAACCTTGATAACCGTCTTTATCTTCGTCTCGGTCTTGATTTCTGGCGAGAGAGGCTCGTGCGGACGTAATTTCATCCACACGATCACGCCAAGCAACAGGCAGACTAGTATCCAAGGGAGGGACTTCATAGGATACTATCACTTGAAGCCCACTCCGGACCCGACAATAAAGTATTCAGTTCTTCGCCTTCGTATACCGGATAAGGGTAAACCGGCTCTTGCGGAGTCTCCTCTTCGTCCAGTAACGGCAAAGTCATGATACTTGGGAACAACTTTTCATAGTGATCCAATTTCATAATCACCTGTGTACCGTCAACGCTCTTTCTCGGAACCAAGTGCAGTTCATCGAGTACCTCCTGCGGTATCTCGTTCAAATTCGCTGTGGGGAATGTAATGTATTTCATAATTGCTATTAAAACGTTTTATTTGCGATTAGGAAGGAAGCAATTTTTTTAGCTATTTCCTTGAATCCTTTTTTAGGGTGTGTACCATCACGATCATTAAAGTATTGGCTGAAATTATACTTATTCCACCCCAACGTATTATACATATCACAGCATGGGATATGGTTAAGTCTTACTTCATTTTCAATAGCTTCACTAAAATCTTTAAGTGTCCCATTTTTCAATGAGGCAGAGGTGTTAGGCTCATTGCTTCCTGATTGTGGAAGATATGGTTGTTCAGTGCTACCCATCCTATCACTCCAATACCTATCATCCCATTCGGAAATAGAGTAAGACGAATATCGAACAATAGGGGTGAACCAATAGATTTTCACATGAGGGTATGTCGATGATAACAATCTTATAATTTCATTGACAGCTCCTAAAGTCTTACCAATATCCGTACTTCCACTTTCACCTAACGTCGCAGAATATGAAGGCCAGTCATTTGTTCCTGCAAAAACTGTAACTGCATCAACAGAATCCCAATCTACGGACTTCAACAACTCAATTATAGCTGTTTTATCACTATTTTTAAGCTCCTTCAAATAGGTCGCAGCATTTTCTTGCATAGTGAAATCCTGGGAGCAAGCGGCTTTCACCATGTTTATAACATCCAGTGCGGCATATCCCTGCAATTCGCTAGTAGGAGTTTCTACAGGGTGGGTCCTCTGGCGAATCTGTGTGCCCCCAATACCTACATTAAACACTTTTGCACCATAAAATTTCTCGATATAATCACTATAACTACGACCTTTATCATCTTTAAGCTCTGTAATACTATCTCCAAATGCTACAATTTTAGAACCTTTCAAATCTATGTTATTTAGTATATATTCCATAGAATCAGGAGTCGTGTAAGTAAATGAATAATCTACAGGTTCGATTACCTCATCATCAATACTCGTAGAATAGATATATAAATAAGGATATCCGGGCTGAATATTAATTTCTATTTCAGTATCAAATGATTGATTTTTGAGGTAAACCTTAAGTGTTCCGGATTGGCTATCCTTGTAATATATATTAAAAACAGGAACTGTAGGAGAAGCACATTGAACTTTCAAAAAAATAGGTAATTTCATGTTGGGAAAAGGGACATAAATAGCTATTCTTTTCATAGTAGATTGAAGCACTTCTTTGCGAATAATACCATCTAACGCTATTCTTATATTTTCGTTGTTTCGGTCGATAGCTTGTGCATATTCAATCCAAGCCTTTTCGGTAGTTCCGATTTCCTGTATCTTTTCTAAATTTTCCATATCATTCGTTTTTAATTAATGTTTCATTTGAAATTAAAGTTGAGTTGCTTAGTTGGGTGAGGATTCCCCAAACATTTCCTTCTATCCCTACATACTTATTCAGCTCTTTAATCTTATCGTCTGTTGAGATTTCATCGAAGAGCATGAAGTCGTAGAGAGACATTTGAGTATAATTAGAATTTAAGTAAGAACTACCTATTTTTGGGTTAAGCGTTCCTATATTCAATTTAGGGTCATGTAATTCAACAATNCTCTTTGTTGAATACTATCTCTATCAGCATCAAAGTTAGTCTTACCATAAGCATCATAGTAATAAGGAGGTAACTCTACCTTAGCTTCAATACCTACATACTCGTTTAGCTCTTTAATCTTGTCGTCTGTTGAGATTTCATCGAAGAGCATGAAGTCGTAGAGAGACATTTGAGTATAATTAGAATTTAAGAAAGAACTACCTATTTTTGGGTTAAGCATTCCTATATTCGATTTAGGGTCATGTAATTCAACAATATTGTGAGTTATATTTTTTAATTCACTAGCATAAATATACTTATTAAGTATTCCATCAATATAAGTACTACCTCCTATATTTCTTGCCCTATATGCTGGCACTTTATTTTCGTTAGTATCAAAATCTCTATTAAATATAGCAAAACCTCCATTTGTTCTTTGGTCGTATAAAATTGCCGTACCGGCAATAGATTGCCAATTCACCTTCATCAACACCTGTTTGCCACCGACCGTAGTAGGAATAGTAATAAAGTCGTCTACGCCATCAAATTGGTATGAACCATCTTCATTAACTCCACTTCCTTCCGCATAAGCAGAATTGTTTATCTTACCATGATTACCGTGACCTGATATATCAGGAATATAACCCAATATCTTATAGCTAGAATTTGGAATACGTAGTAGTCTAGGAGATAGAATACATTTAGGTTCATTATCATCAATTGACCAAATAGGGCTATTTGTCCAAGCAAATATCATCTCTTTAGCAACAGTAATATATTGATTATTATCATATACATATACACCGTTGCACTCTAATTGACCCTTTAAAGTATAAGCTCCTTCTAATAGGTTTACAGATGAATTATACCTGATAGTATCTCCTACTTTTAGCTTATCTCCCCAAGTATAAGTATAAGTTCTATCTAGGTTTTCTAACTTAACGAAACTTGGATACGGCTGCACAATATCCTCGTATCTGATGTACTCGTCAATTGTGATATTTATCTTTTGAGGGGAGTTGTTGAAAGGAAATTCAAACTTAAATCTACCATCAACATGAATAGAACTACTGGTAGGCTCTTGTCCATTGATAGTTAGATTAGCAACTTCATCCACTCCGTTTGTAGCAACATATACTACTAGAGATGTGTCAGTAGATAATATTGGATAATATTGCCCTATAACAGGAGCAACTGTACCTTGTCCCGGTATTCTAAGTAAATAACTAATAGAGGCATATTCAACATTACTCTTAATAATCGGTCTCCATTCAACCATATCCGGATACAGCGTACCCAACTTGTGCTTCTTCAACTGACGCTCGATCAAGAACTCGGACATACTATAAGGGAAGGTCATGAGAGAGTAGATAGCTCCGTTGAAGAAACGAGTATCATTATCTCGTATCGTGCCTAACCACATATCAGTGCCATCTTCTGCTGCACCTGCTGTTATAGATTGCCCGCAATAAGAGTATTTAGATAAATAAGATATACTTCTAGTAGAAATAAATTTTAGACCAGAAGTAGCTTGACCAAAACTATAAACGCTATTTCCGGCAGTTTCCACAAATGCCCTCGGATTATTCTTTGACGATATAGCTCCAATATTAGCAAATATTTCTCTATCGGTTACTACCGTATAATCTTTGTAAACAGGCATCCCTGTCACCT